TAGTTATCCTCCATATACTGCTTGGACTAATGATAGTTCATCACCTAAGTTTTTATCATTTAATTATGGAACACAAGGTTCAAGTACAACGCGTCAAATTCAATTAATAGATCCTTCAAATAGTCATAATGCTGATTGGACGCTGGATCTAAATGCTGTATCTGGATCTGGTTATCCGTTTGGTGTTCAACCCTTGACTGTTGGTAAAGATGTTAAGATAGAATTATTTTCATATGGTGATGCATATAGAGGAGGAAATGGAAAAGCTGGACAGATAAATTTTAGAAAATTATCTGATAGATCAGAAGTTTTAGCTTTGGATAATCCATTTCTTCGTGAATCTGATGGTCTATACTTTGGCGATAATTATGTTCATCATGCTATTGATAGTGATAATAGTAATAGATATAGCCTTGTTGCATGGGGTGAACCTGATGATGTAGATACTAAAGACATCTACTCTTTTTATGAATTAACTTGGGACTCAGCTAATGGCGTATTAGCGTTAGAAGATCCACCAATACCTCCAATTAGTTTTGGTACTACTCAAGGTGCAATCAGCTTCGATACTGAATTTGATTTTTCTAATAATGCAAATAACCCTGCTATGCCTATGAGTCCTGTTTTTAATAATGATGGTACAAAATTATTTTATCTTGCGGGTGGCTCATTTGCAAATACTATGCAGGTATTTGCAATGGATCTTAGTACGCCATATGAAATTTCAAGTATTGATAGCTCTACTAGTGGAAGCATATTAGATTTAAATACTGATAGCGATTTCCACAATATTTTTACTAATGAACCATATAGCGGTGCATATGATGAAAACAATCCACTATATCTATGGTTCAAGCCAGATGGAACGAAGATGTATATATCTGGTAATAACTGGGATACTGTAATTCAATATGCATTGGATTCAGCTTGGAATCCATTAGGTGGTCGAACAGCTGAGCATAAAATTGGTACTGGTTACATGGGTGGTTGGTCAACTAATACCATGCAAAATAATTGGGTATTCGACTCACAATTAGAAATGGGTAATTGGTATTCACATG